TAAAGAATATCCAAGGTTTTCAAAATTACCTATAAGTTCACCAGCAGCATCAACACCAAGCCCTGTACCTAAACCTAGCTCAATTATTGATTTAAATTCAGTACCACTAAAAACTCTATTCCTGTTTGTTAATCTATTATAGGCATCGTAAGCCTCACCAACTTGCTCAATGGTACCACCAACATCTAAAACTTCGTTCATTATTGTTGGCATCTGATCTAAAAAATTTTTAGATTCACTTGCAATTAAGCCAGAGTCAGCCGCAACACGACCAACCAATCTTTGCATTTCTAAAAATTTTTCATAAACCGCAGCAACCCCAAATTCAAAATCAAGTAAATTTTTTGCAAAAGAAAAAGCAACTTTTACGATACTTAAAGCTACTCTAAATAAAGCTTTTAAAGCACTCCACGCTAATTTAGCAACAAGCATTATTATTACCACATATGGGTTACCACCTTTGGCGCTTGATTGAACAGAATCAGCAACGTCATCCATTGCATCTTTAATATTTTTTTCAATTTCAAGTTGTACCCTTTTTTTAAATAGCTCTTGGCTTAATTGCGTTTTATTATCTTTTATCGCCTCGTTTTCTTTTTCTTTAAAAAGGTTTATTTGATCTTGAAGAAATATTAAATTTTCCTTTCTTTTTTGTCTTTCTTTATATAGTTTATGTTTTTCAGCTTGGATTCTTTTAAAATAAGCGTATAAACCCTCATTCTTAGAATCCCATCTATACATTTCTTTTTTCTGGGCAATAGCATCGTTATACGCATCAATTACATCTTGTACGTACCCCTCAATCATTTGTTGTGAATCGGTTGAAGCTGCTGTGTTAACTTGCAACTTTTTAACCATTTCATCTATCGCTGATGCTATATCCCCTTGCATTATTAATAAGTAACAATTATCTGGCCACCACTTTTTCTAATATTTCTTATTTTTTTTGGTAGCGCTTTATTAACAAAATCCAAATTACTTCTATCATTAAAATAGGCTATAATTTTGTCTATTGTTGACGGTAATATATTATTGATCTCTACTTTCCTCGTAACTTTTTGTTTATTTGTGTGTATAACAATCGTGTTATTTAAAGTATGTACTCTAATATCATCTGGGTTATTTGGGTCCACATTTATTTTTACTTGTGTTTTTGTAAAATCATCCGATAAAAGCGCTCTTAAATTTTTATTATTTAAGTGTATTAAATTTTTATCATACTTAAGTTTAACGTCCTGATATTTCTTTTTATCAACAAAATATGCTATTGTAATAATAATTGCCGCTAAATCCTCACCATCACCCAAAACACTTTTATCATACATTAATGTGTACGAGCTAATATTTCTATAGTGTTTACCAGCAATTTTTAATAAGTGGTCTTCGGCTTTATCTAAATAAGCATCAGCCCTATTAGCGCTAACTTGCGCTTGAACATTTGCTTTTATGTCAGGTCCACCAACATTTGGGTCATTTTGTGAATCTTCTTCAGATTTTGCTATAAACTCTTGGAAGCTTAAAGGTTTTACATTAGTCATATCTTCGTTTGGTAAATCCTTAAACTTAACTTTACTACTCCAAGGCCAACTTATCTCACTAAGATTCTCAACTATCTTTTCTAATTGAGCTTCTGTTATAACATATTTTTTCATAAACGTATTTTAATATAAATATCGAATAAAACAAAAAACCCACCTTGATAGTGGGTTTTATTTATCTTCTTCCAGCTTTCGCTTTATTCATCTCTCTTTCTCTTGCTTCTTTTATTTTTTCGTTTTCTTCCATCAAGATATCAATAAATTTCCTTCTCTCAAAAACTGGCATAACCATTACGTCTGAATAAGTAAAATTAGCATGCTTAACCAATATGTACGATTCGTACATCATTTGGTTTCTATACTCATACGTAAGGCCAAAGAAATTTGGCTGTAATAGGAAGTTCACCAAAAAAAAACTCTCCACTTGGAGCTTCTACATTAATGGTCAAATCAAGACCTGGTTCGTTATCTGATAAGTGCTTCCTAAATTCAGCAGAATCCATTGGTGACATAGTGTCAATGAACTGGGCAATTGCAGCCTTTTCTCTAATACCATCAACTTCAGTGATTTGACTTTGTAATCTAAGTGTCATCAATTGGCTAATAGCGTTTGAACCCATCTTTTTGGTTCTTGCCTGATCCTCTTTAACCAATTTATCATCCTCATCAGATGTCAAATATCTAAACTTAACTGTTTTCTTACACTTTGGTAGTGTAAATGAACATTCACCGTTTTCATCTGGTTGTAAACTATTTTCTTTTGTTGGTAATTGACTAATATCAATATCCTCGATAAATTTTTCCCCTGTTTTAGGGTCTGTTAATTCCACTGGGTAAATTTCACCATAACCTGTGGCTCTCAAAAAGAAGATAATAGCGTTTCTATCACCTGGTAATAATTGTCCAGCTTTGATATCTTTATCTAAAATCTTTTTTTCCAATAAAATATCTAACACCTTACCACTTTGCAATAAGTTTGGTGATGTCAAAATGTTTTCATCAGCAGCGGTCATATACGCAACCTTAATGGTGTCTTTTTTATTTTTGTAAAATTTACCACCTGAAGGTAAACCAATTACGTCATGTGCTGGTTCAAAGTAAACTTGTTGTCCGTTATCCATATTTCTTATTTATTTAAATTAATTATAGTACATTATTAAATAGTGTAAACGGTATTTTTTTCAAAATTTACCCTTTACTCGTTTTTTGACGGTACTTATTATAATAATACGCACATATGACCAAAAAGAAAAGAAAAATTGGAAAATTATTTAAAAAAATGGGTGGTACCTCAAATCTTGAAGTATCTTTTGCTGAAATACTTACAAGTTTAGGTGTTAAATTTGAACAACATTTTGTCTTTAAGAAGAGAGAATTTGATTTTTTATTAACCGAACACAACATTTTAGTTGAAACTCATGGTTGTTTTTTTCATTGTTGTAAAAAACACAATCCAGAGCCAAAATACGCCTTTCAAAGAAGAAACTTAAAGAATGATCAGTATAAGGTTAAAATCGTCAAATTTGACCTAACATACACCTTGTTGGTCATTTGGGAACATGAGTTGGATAAAGAGAAGGTGCTAACCGAAAGAATTAACACTTTTATTGAAAAGCACAGCAAATTGCTTAATGGATAAAAAAAAAGGGGTCGCATAGCGTCCCCTCTTTGTAAAATGTAATTGCAAATCTTAGTAAACCAATATACAACGGTCCATTCTTAATGTTGCGGTGATATCTGCGATTTCGTCATCGCTGTATTCTAACGATCCAAAGTCAACGTTGGTCATAAATGTACCTTGAAGGATCCATTTTTCCACAACAACACCTGTTGGATCAAGCATTTCTAATTCAATATCTTTTTTATAACCAGCAGCGTAACCCATTCTACCTGTTACAGATTCAGCGTGTAGACGAACCCATTCCATTAATGCTTGAGCAGCTGAAGGACCAATAGGGTCTTTAAACGTAACGTCAATAGCATCCCAAGTAAATCTACCAGCAACCCAAGTAGATGTATTTAAGAAAGGAATCTCAACTTCGTTTATTGCAATTTTTGGTCTTGACGTAGAGATTACAAACCACTCGTTAATTCCAAGTGAGCTTGGGAATCTTAAAATAAACCTGTTCTTTCTTTTTGGTTCGTAAGGAACAGGCATTTTCATTAATAAGTTAGCCATATTTTTTCTTTATTTAATTTTGTTTTATTGTTTATTAATAAATATCTTTGTTTTTGCTTTTGTACACCTTTTTAAAAAAATATTTCAAAATACTTGACTTTTGCCTGTTTTTATCTTATTTTTGTTAAGGGTCTTAACCAAAGTACTCTATTCTTATAGTACTATAATATAATACTTATTATATTCTATTCTATATATGTACTATATATTATTTTTTCTTTGTTACTTTCTTTTTTACCGTTAGCGGAAAACCACCTGTGGTAAAAAAATATGGGGGTACTATTAAGGCACCCCCAGTTTTATTATATGTTATCGAATGATACGTTTTGTGGAGTTACTGTAAATTCAAGTTCAATGAATTCCAAAGTAGGTGTTGGTTTGATAAAGATTTTACCTTTTAAAGTATTTCTATCGTTATCTTCAACGTCCATTGCAACGCTAACTCTAAAGTCTGTTAAACCTCTTTCTTTTCTGATGTTATCCAAGATTGGGTTAACCAAAGACAAGAATTGATTTCTAACTGTGGTATCATTTGGATCGAATAATAATCTCTTAGATACACTCATGATCAATCTTCTCGCTTGTAACAACAATCTTCTGATGTTCAATCTATCAAGAGCACTTGATTTAACCTGCAAGTTTCTGTTACCCCAGATAACAACCCCAACGTCTGAATAAGTCGCTAATGGGTTAATTCTACCTGGATATAAAATATCTCTTGCTTCTTGGTCAAGAACTATACGAGCTCTATTACATTTAACTAAACCTCTATTGTAACCAGCAGTTGCAAACCAAGGGAACGCTACGTTATCTGTATAAGCCATATTTCTTACTACCTCAGCAGTA